AATTGGGTGCTCAAAGTTCTTTTAAAGTTTAAAGGGTTTGTAAGATTTTCCCTCCGTTAATCAATTGAGTTGTTAGCGGTGCCACCCCAACAATTGCAGGTCCACCCGGCCCCGGCTGACCTTCAGTTGTGCCATGGTATTGCCAGTTCCACGTTCCATCATTGGTGGATTTGGTGCCACGTTCGCCCCAATTTCCACCATCACCTGATAATGGAGACCCATAACGGTCATTTTGGGTTCGGTAACCTTTACCGGGTACCGAAGCTTCGGCATCGGTTACTTTGACAACCATAAAGTCACCATTTAAGTACCAACGCCAGTCTTGTGAATCGTTAGTAATAGGTTGTCCGGTCATAACCCGACCAAAAGGTGCTCCAGCTCCACCGGGAATACCCTGAACTCCATACGATAATCCTGTATAAATACCGCTTGGTGTTGCTCCACCACCTGAGCCGCCTCGAGCCAGAGTTCCACCATCAATAATCAGGTTTAGTTTACTGTGCCGGTTTAATAGACCGGGTGCTCCCTGAAAACCATCACGACGGGTTTTGGTAAAGTTGTAATCCGGATCGGTAGACCATGCACCAAATGCCAAATGTGGCAATCCTCCATCACCACCACGTCCAACAACAGCACCTTTAATAGTCAAATTTACCACCAGATCAGGTGGGAACTCACCAGTATCAATAGCAGGTAATTCTGATGCAGCTGGAACGATATACTCTCGTTTTGCAGGACTAGAGTTATAGTCGAATTTATAGACAAATCTGGTTTCCGGTCGATAAGAACTTGAACTTGAAACTAGTGCACCTGCTTCAACTACAAAACTGATTTCTCCAGTCGTTGGCAAATCCCCTCTTTGCATCTGATACAAACGCGCCAAATTAATATCAAGCTGGTCATATCGAATGTAGATCGGTGAATCATCAACCGGTACATCAATAAAGTCTTTATCGTTGAGGTAATAGCGCTCATCGTAATTAATTGCAGTAATGGTATTAGAGAACTGGTCAGCCGGTTCTCTTTTCGCTACCAGATAAGGCAATGAGCCTTTGGTATCGTCATTAACCACCGTGTAGATAGTATTTACAAAATCATCAGGACTAAGCTTTAAGGCCCCGTTCGGTAAACGGCCTAAAACTACTTTGTTCTTGGCTGAACCCGGCGTAACGGGAATCAGGTCCACGGTACCATCCCCCATTTGCAAATAAATCACATAACTCTTGCCTGCAATGAAATCTACATCATGGCTTAAGGTGAGGATTAAACCCTCTTGCTGTACCACTTCCCCGCTTTGATGAATACCATTGCGATAATCTGCTACGGCAATACGGTCACGTAGCACAAGCAATTCAGACTCAGGCGCCGCATCAAAGGTAATGGATTTACGCTGGAAGCGAAGCTTGTTCCAAAGCCGGTACGCATTGAAATGAGCTTGCCACTTGTTACGCACACCTACAGATTTCACCTCTTTGGGGTTCTTGGCCCCTTTATCCGGTAGATAGATATTGATACGACTATCGTCGGTCGGATCCGTGTATTCATAGATCAGTCCGTCGTAGTCATCCATCACGCCAAAGGTCAGGTCATGCTTGTAACTATCCGGAATGATATTCCTGAAGTTAAACAGCATTACCGAGTTATCAGTTGGACGTTCAAAATAAAGCTTGAGCTTATTATTTTGCCGATATGCAGTACAAAACACGGCATCACAAAGATTGGTGACCAGCTCTTCAAAAGACAGGTTTGTATCATCAATCGTAGTACAGAACTCAGCCGCAAGTGGTGTACCAAAATAATCAACTACATCGTTATATGTGCGATAGATGTTTTCCAGATCAATCTCATCAATCGTACGGCGACCAATCTTCTCATCCAGTGCCATTGAGACTAGTGCATCAGCAAAGCTAGACGTTGGATATAGCTCTGTTGTCATTGCCCCGTTTTTATAAGTCGGCAACATTCGCTGGAGATCAAAATTGATCTTGCGGGACTTAACAGATAAAGCTCCAGTGGTTGCATAAGTACGCGCACGAAAAACCGTTTCATGCTCATACACTGTACTTTGCAAAGGATAAGCACCGTAAAGCGCCTGCCACTTTACTTCATCAACAACAGTGGTAACTGCCGGTGTTGGAGTTAAACGGCGTGCACGGACACTACAGCGACCCTGAAAAGTCACCATATCCAGCGTTGCACCAACTGTCTGACGTGACTTTGCTGAACCCTTTAGAATGATCTGCTTCAGCATTGGATTGCCAATGGCTGCACCAGATTCATTTACCGGTGTTACCTCAACTTCAATCGTGACGTTTACAGCACCCTGATTTCCACCTGCTGAAACGGTATAAAGTCCATTTGTGGCCACAAAATTACACAGCACCCGGCTACGTTCAACATTGTCCAGAATGAAAGGACCAATCCACTTTTCACCTATTGAACTGATCTTTGGTGACAAAGCTGCAGTTTGTTGGTTATTTAACTCTTTAAGCTTTAACCAGTTAGCATTAACGGCCGCCGGATTTGATAACGTCATACGGTCATCAGCTACCGATAGAACACTGTAAGTGCCGTTTAAATCATAAGTCTGGCCGTTAAACGTGAATGAGGCATTGGTGATTTCTACACGGTCATTACTTACAAACTTAGTGGTTAAATCTGTGTTGTTTGCCGTTGCCCGAAGGATCTCGTTTGGATATGCAAAATGAAGGTAGTTCGTACCTTCTAAAGACTGTGTATCTGCTGGACGGAGAACTTGGCCATTAACAGAAGTTTGATGCTGAACCGTTAGTGGCGGCGTGGTAATTTCGGTACCAAGCGAGAAATATGGCTCACCAGAAACAATATCAACGCCTGGTCGAAAGACTTCTACCGATGCACCAGCAATATCGACAATGTTGGTTTCACCGTCATAAGCTCCATTAATTTTATAGTGACCACGACCAATACAACCGACAACATGCTCTACTTCAACGTTATTTTCATATACCTTGTAAGGCACTGCGATTAGGTCGGGAGTATTCCACCCAGCTCCATAGTTATCAGCAATACGACCATTCACCCGGATCTTGTTTTCACGGTTAGAAAGTTCATTGTTTGCCGAAGAAGACTGGTTAGTATTTTGAGTAGTCTGGGCTATCGATGGAGTCGGCATTAAAAATGCGATCGCAATACTAATCACAATCGAAACAATAGCAGCGACCCATTTTGGGTTCTCAACTACGATAAAAGTACCCGGTAAGAAATCAAGCTGCTTTAACTCATAAGCATTCTTCGGTGTGACTTCGTTCGCAAATGAAATTTCCGCATGATCCATATTGCTTGTGGTATGAAAGATACGGACATGCTCAGGCATATGTTCATATTTTGAAGTGAGCCATTGCCCAATGGTTTGAGCCTGCTCAATTGTCTTTTCTTCAGACAAAGCGTCTTTTTTATAAATAACTTTAATCATAATAACTGACCCGATTAAACCCCATTCCCATCACAACCTCTTCAGGCAAATAAGTGACTCCGCTTTCCATGAGGTGAAGAATCTTTTGCCCACGAAAAAGCCCCACATGCGGGGGCTTATTTCTTTGTCTGGGATGGAAGGCGACTATGCAGCCTTCCTTGGGCATGGGCAGCGGATTTAAAAGTTTTAACCGTGAAGATAAAAAAGTAATTTTGCCCTTAGGCTGCATAAAGAGTTCAAGCGCTTCCGCCCGATCTATACCATATAGGTCCATTGCAGCTTCATGAACAAAGTGAACACAATTGTAGTGTTCATCGTCATATTGCCTATCGAGCAAATGATCGTGACTTTTCATATAGCCCCCTTCAAACCACTAAAGCGATCCAGTGCAAAAATGTCCCCAGTTTTAGTGGTATTTAATCGTGGTGATTCAGCCTTGAATGTCACAGCTTTATGGTTCATGGCGACACTTGAGAGTTGTAGTCCGAGTAAATAAAACATTGGAGAATTCAGATTGTCTGAACTGTAAATCCGGTAATTTACTGTTGGCTTTACATCGGGATATTGGCCTTCGATTACCCGTTCAAACTCATCCGGCATTACATCACCTAAACCAGATATAGAGACTGTTAATGTCTGGTCCAGATCACCCAGCATTCCGGATCTTTGAATAGATGCTGGCAAAAATTCATAATAGACCTGACCGGATCCCTCCTTATGTTGAACATAAACACCTCGGTCATCATTACGGACTATTCGGTATGTATTCATAAAAGAAGGATGAGAAAGCTCAATACACTCCAGTTGACAGACATCAACTTTCCGATTGAAAAAGAACTTGGCATATTCGTTATCCATTAGACCTCCCAATCTTTAATTAATGCTATATCGGCATTCAGGTTAGGCTGGTTTTGAACAACTTCTAGCTGAGCATTTACCCGGTAAAGGTTGCCATTCACTTCATTGGTCTTGAACGAGTTGGGAATGAAGTTACATAAATATTGCTGACGTGTTCCCTGATCAATCACCAGATCCGCATAAAATGAAGCCGGCTTGCTTTGGTATACACGCCAGAAAGCCATCATTTTATTGAAATCTGTTTTACTTAAGTTCCAGTTCACATCGACAATGTGGCTATTCCGTTTTACATCGATGTAATAGCGACCACGTCCTCCATCCATCTGCTGACGCTTAACATCATCACCCGGTGTTACGCCATAGCCGCTGGTCTGAGGATTTAGCTTTAACTTGTACATAACTTTCCTTCAGGTAATAAAAAACCGACCTCATAATGGGTCGGTATAAAAGTATCTTTAACAACTAAAGTCTTGATATTTCTTCAGATATCTGACTAGATTCATGTAAAATATAGTTTATTAATTTATTTGAAATCGTTAGGTGAAGATGATAGTCAGCTGTTGTTCTAAACCTCTTTAATTTTTGTATTCGATTTTTGATTTCAGCAGCTCTTTTCTGAATCATTACAGACGTTGAACCCGCAGGGTAACCACTAAGTCTGCTATAGACTTTTTCATGAGCTCCACATTTTGTGTTTGTTACTGGCCATAATAGTCGTTGTTCTAAATGATGCCGGACTTCATAAAAAGCATGGTAATAAGCACGCCCTATAATATTCCTTTTGTGGCATTCATCATATTTTGTGGAATTACCTAATAGCTCATAACAGTAATTTAGAGTATCTGTAGTAGCCATTTTTCAATCCACGCCCACTTCATAAGGAATAATAAAATATGAAAGTTTATTCAGTTCATCAATTAAGCCCTCATCATAGCATTTACTAAATATTTCTGAATTCATGGCATCAATCTCATCAAAACTTCTATCGACATAAAGCAATATCAAAAATTCATCATCAATAAAACTATATTCATATTTTCGGCACCTAACATTCCTAGAGTTAAAGCATTTAAAAAGAATTGAACCGATATGTTTCAAGACACTAGAATCAATTTCTAGTTTATTTTTAATTTCAAAAAGCTGAATAAATTCATTAAAGTCTTCCTTTTTAAATCTTTTATAATAATTTAAATCATCATTTAAAATTCCGTCTAGAAAATAAGTTATAGGTTTGAAGTCTATAGGAATAAAACTTTCTAAGGGTAAATTTTGTTTACTACACAAACTAATAATTTTATCAATATTTTCATTAGCGCCAGAAAAATCTACTGAGCTAAGAAAAACAAAATAAAGATTCGATAAAATCGATACACTATTGCTAATTTTCAGTACTTCTCGAGCGTATTGATGCGCAAGAACAGGATTATCAAAATACATTTCAATAATACTATTGCTTAATAAAAACCAATCTAGTGGCTCAGTTTCTTTAATATCATTAAGCAACCGTTTACATCTAAAATACTGAAATTCACTTATCGATCCAGTAGGAACAGCAGAGTTAATAATATCGGTTACTTCTGATGACTTAGTTTTAGGAACTGGGGGAAGCATAAGAATATTCACCAATTTTTTGAAATTTTGTCCTAATTTATTTAAAAAAGCTACCTTTAGAGGTAGCTTTTAAATTAACGATTCCGTCTTGCTGTCGTATTCTCAGTCAAAGACCGACTAATAGTTGAGTTTGGATTACCAATTTGATCACTTACAAGCTTCGGTACCGTTCTTGGAAGCTGCT